TTGTCGCACTAGCAACAGTTGGATCGTTTTTGATACCAAGCCACACATTGCCTTTAAGCTCAATGCTTGAATCACCGTCCCACATGTACGAGTCCATAACACCCATTAATGAGCGCTCAGCTTCGCGGTTGTCATCAATCATCGCATCAAAACCTTCTGCGCGCATTGATTCAACTTCGCGGTAACGGCGACTAGTTGCAATGTCATGAATTGGCACAACAGTACCAGCGTATTTGTAATCTACGTGGTCAGCTTTAACGCCGATTTGACCAGATAGCGAAGTTTGACCGATACCCGCAGTTGTTGACTTGCGATATTCAAACACTTCTTTACCAATGTTGATAGGGCGAGCTTTTTGCAGTAAGCGCGTTAATGTCGCGTACTCACCAGCGGGCACTTGGTCAATCTTGGTTGTTGCGTCGAACTCTCGGTAAGCTTCTGCTGGTGTACGTGCAGCATTGCCTGTTAACTCTAAGAATTGCTGCATATCAGCAAGTGAGTTAGCGCGTAACGCTTGAAGCTCTTTCCATTGCTCACCCATAACACGCTTTTGAGCAGAGTTAAGAGCAAGGCTTTGACGTAAAATTAATGACATTTTAGCCCCCTTAAGCTTTACGTACTAACACTAAAGCGGCAGCGCCACCAGTGTTTACAATTTCGTCTGAGTAAAACAAGATTTGCTCAGTGCCATCTGTAGCTGCAATTTTTAGCGAGCCATCACCATTTGAAGAAAGGCCAACACCTTTACTTGTGATGTTTTGAGCCGCTGCAACGCTTACTAGGAAAAACTCACCAGAGCGAGCTTGTGCAGCCATTGCCGTATCACCGATAGTGTAAGCGGTGGTAATTTCAGCGCCAACATGCGCGCCTTGCTCGATAGCAACTAATGCCTCACTATCAAATACAGTTGCAGCTTTATCGCTAGTAGCTAAACCAGCAGCAGTTTGTTTTACTAAAGTACCTGGCACAATAGCATCAACTGCCAAACCTTCAACTAAATGATGTTTGTAAGTTGCGCTATCAGCTGGGCCAACATAAATTTTATTGCGTGACATAATTCAGCTCCTTACTCTGGCATTTCAGCGTCTAAGCCGTCAGACTCAGGTTTGCGACTTGAATTAGTGCTAACACCGCCAGCAGGCTTACCTTCATGCTTAGCAAGCAAGCTGTTAAGCTCGTCGGTATTCATTGCATTTACAGCTGACTCAGGCAAGCCAAGCTCAAGCTTGTTAACCTTAGCCACTAAATCGGCTTTTTCTTTGTCTGCGTTTGCTGTTACGCTTTGCTTAACTGACTCAATGTCGGCTTTAAGTGGCGTTACAGCTTCATTAACGGCAGTTGCAACAATATCAGCAAGCGCCTTGTTTTGTGTTTCGTTGTTGGCTTGCAACAACTGTTCAACTTCAGATTTGTCCATTTCTGGCACCTCATTTTCATTAACGTTAATGTTTTCGTCTTTTACATTATAACCTTTAGTTATATCTTTATGCAAAAAAGGATTAAGTCGCTTCAAAGCGTTAACTATAGTCTGCCAGCGCTTTTCTACTTTTTTAGGTTCGCCGATTAGAATAACATCGCCGTTATCGTCTTTTTCAAACTCTTGACTGTAGAAAATATTGTCATCGGTTGTGTAAATGAAATACGTCTCAAAAACATCTGGCAGCCAACAATATTCATCGCTTGGGTATTTGTCCTTAATGGCCTTGCGTAGCTTATCGTAAATTTCACCCTGTGAGTTTTCATCGGGTAGTAATTCGTTTACGTGAATGCATTTAACATCCTCACCATTAAAGCGCATTACTGTAGCATCGCCGCCAGCAGGTTGCTCTGATTCGTGCAGCATAGCGAGGTGGTCAAATTCCATATTACGTGCAACCATGTCGTAACCATCACCCGACTCGTTGTTAGCTTCAAATAACAAACCTGTACTAACCCCGATAGGTAAACCATCATCTAGACGGTTAGCAAAGTATTCTCCCTGCTCAGTCGCTTTTAGGCGCTTTTCGTTAATATCCGCATCAGCATACCAAACTCCGTTTTTACTGTACGTTTGCGACACCTTACCACCTGAATAAAAATCTATACCCTCTGGCGAAAAGATAGATACATTCTGACCATCTTCATTTGACGGGTGAGACATTGATAAAGGCTTACCATTCATTGTTGGCATACCTTTAGCGTTTTCATCTTCTGGATAAAGCACTCTGTTCATTGTCGAGTTATTGACAGTAATCGGAATGCCTTTGATATTATAAACACCGTCTTTTTTAGTGACGGTAGCCTTATTCGTGTTTGATATTAATATGACGCGCATAAAAAAGCCCTACAGTTGATTATAGGGCTATTATAGCGTTTAGTTGGGTTGATGGCTATTGGTCGTTATCTTTCACCCTAAGACCTTCCGTTATGGTTATCTCAAAAGGCTCATTTGCATTATCTAGCGTTAAAACTTCCGCGCCATTAAAGCTAACTGATTTTATCGGCCTATCTTTATCTATATTTAACGCATCAAGGATTTTACCTACCGCCTCTTTATTGCTTAGTACGCCCTTATTGCAAGCCATTAGATAAACTCCTTCTTGTACCATCTCTGCTTAACCAAATCATACTCATAATCTAATGACTTAAGTATGTCGTATGCTTGTTTTGACTTGTTGCGGCGTTTGGGTTTTACAGGTTTACCATTAATTTCTATGTTTAACGCTTTTGCTGTGCCAACCCTGTCAGAAAAGTAATCACCAATACCAACCGATTTGCTACTTACAATAGCGTCAAATTCTGATGTGTTATCTGGAATTGGAATTTCATTAATATAACCACCTCCACTCCTTTCGCGCTCTAACATCATGCGCTTTAGCTTGCCTATTGCTATTATTTGATGGTAGGTTAGTTGGCGCTTGCAATCGAAATTAAGCTTAACATTTGAAAATCCTGTCTTTCTAATGGTTAACCTAGCAAATGCGCCCCTAGCCAAGCCATCATAGCCACTTTGAGAGTCACTTTCATGACCAAACAACCCAAACACCTCAACAACATCATTGTATTTTTGCTCCGTGTCTAGCTCTGATGCTGGGATAAAGTCGCCGGTGGTTATCTCGTTTAGCTGGAAGTCTCCATAATTATAGTGATGAATATCACCTTTTAACATCCTGCCAAGAGCACCGTTATTTGGAAACCATTGCTTCTTAGCGAAATAACAAACCGCGCCATATTTCCAATTAATATCACTCATCGCCTTCACCTTTCTTTGTTATGTTGTATTTAGATAATATAGACCTTGCTATCGTCACATCATCAACGTCAGCATCGCGTGCGCGCATTATCAGGTCAGTTAAATTGTATTCCAACTCTTGCTCTGGTGTTTTTGGTTTTCCTAACTCATCAAGTTTAAGTTGTAGATAACCGCCGTTTACCTGCACTACAAAACAACCTTTTACATCAGGAGGTAATTCGACAACGCCTTTACCAAAATTAGTTTGCACTTTATCACCGACTTTAGGCCATTCATCCACACCCTCACAATCAGGCGGTAATGGGATGGTGATTTGTTTATGGTTTTCGCCACTTAAGTGTTTAGCATCCATAGCAAAAAGATTTAAGCAGCCATGTGAAACCATGAATGATTTCGCGTCATCAACTTTTACACTGTAAACGACAGGTATGTTGCTTTCTTGGCACAACTTAACAATAAACTCAGCATGTTCTTTGCTTTTAACCTCGCCGTATGTGTTAGCTAGGTATTCTTTGGTGATGTTTTTAGCTTCTTCTTCAAACCAAGTTGAGCAATAATCGCCCTCACCATGAATCACCCCATTACCATTAAGTACAGTGCCGCACCTACCCTTGTAAAATAACACCGTACGCCCACATAACTCATTAAACTTACCAATATACGGATATTTCATTTCTCTCTATCTCCTAACTCTGCTAATCTAATTTTTTCATCTTTAGCCATTGCGGCTGCGTGTTTTTTAAGAGCCGCTAACTCATAAGGGTGAAGCCATGCATCTTTAGTTGCAATTGACTCCACTAGGTTAGCTCGCTCTAGTTTTTGCTTGTTGTTCATTTCACCCCTATGATTTTCATAAAGTCATCTTTGTATAGCGGCTTTATTTTCTCATTTACAAACTCTTTATTGCCAAATTGATGCGTAAAAACAGGGTGCCCCATTCTCTTTTCTGCATCGCCATGAAATTCATCAAAAGAGCAGCACAATACACCAGTATAAGCTGTTATGATTATTTTCTGCTCTTGCGTTAATTCTTTCAAACTCACTTTGCTTCTCCATCTATTTTCGATACACAAATACTACCCCAAAAACACAGGGCGCGTTATAAAGTTTTGGAATATGGTATAGCTAAAGGTTATATAAAATTATTACCGTTTAGTGTTATAGTTTTTTTGGTGAATTAAACAAAGAGGAAATTAAAATGTCACAAAGAATAGTATGTTGGTTTTCATGTGGTGCAGCAAGCGCGGTTGCTACTAAGCTGGCCATAGAGGAAAACGCAAAAAGCAAAAACCCTAAAGAATTAATTGTCACCAGTATTTACTTGGTTAATGAGCATCCAGATAGCGAGCGTTTTAAAAATGAGTGCGCTAAATGGTTTGGGCAACCAATTGTAGATTTAAAAAACGAAAAGTATAACGCCGATGTCGATACAGTAATTCAAAAGACTCGGTATATGTCAGGTGTACGTGGTGCGCGTTGCACGAAAGAGCTTAAGAAACAGGTTCGAATCGATTGGCAAAGACCTGATGATATTCACGTGTTTGGTATGACAGTCGAGGAAGAGCATCGAATAGATCAACTTATTGATGGTGAGCCAGATTTAGAAACGTGGGCACCGTTAATTGATGGTGGTTACACAAAACCTGATTGCTTTAAAATCCTTAATGATGCGGGCATTGAGCTTCCAGAAATGTACAAACTTGGCTATCACAACAATAATTGCATTGGCTGCTTAAAAGCGGCTGGCGCAGGTTATTGGAATAAAATACGCGTTGATTTCCCTGATGTATTTGAGCGTAGAGCGCACCAAGAAAAAATGCTTAACGTGGCCCTTTGTAAAATGTCATTCAATAAATACAAAAGGCTTTACCCTGATTATTATCAGGTGATGATTGATGATAAGTACGAGCCTAAGGTTGACAGCAAAGGATCAATGCGATTACCACTAAGATATTTGCCGCCAGACGCAGGAAGCCATAAAGATTTAAATATTGGCGCTTGCGGTTTCTTCTGCGAAACACCAAAGGGTGATACTTACAAGTTAGACCTCTAAAACATCAAACTCAACAAGTCCCCGCTGTTTGATTGCGGGGCGAAGGCCATAACAACGGACTCAAGTATATTAGGCGATGGAGCGCCGCGCTTTTTCATTTTGTCTTTTGGTTCAACTCTAAGCTTTCCGTTTAAGTATTCGCGTCTAGGCTGGCTCGCTTCACCTTTTAACTTATCAAGCACTTTAGATGGTATTAAATCACTATCAAAGCTTATTAATTTATCCTCATCGTATGGTTTTCCGTTTCGCGCTTTCCATGCGTTATAACAGCGGTCGCGTAATTCCCAATAAGCTTGCGCTTTTAAGTTGGTAAACATATCTTTATTAGTGCGGTTACTGCCGTCTTGGTGGTTGACACTCTCAGCTGCATAACCTTGCATGTATGGTGAATCTGGATCGACTACAGCCGCACTAGCTGAAAAGGCCGTTATTGTCGGTGGTATTTTAGATTGTTCTTCCATTTGCGCTACACGTTGGCGTAATTCACCCTTAGCGCCTGCACCAACACCAATCGAATCATAAACTATTTCCTCTGCGCCATTTTCAACAGCGGTATCCCAAACGCTATTAGCAGCGCTGTTAGGGTCGTTATCTTTCCACTCGCGTAAATGAGTAACAACCCAACCGTGTGCTAATGCTTCTGCGTTAAAGTCTGCGCCCTCATCAGCCACATCAAAACCAATTCGTTTACCACCACTAGGCTCAACGTTTAAAAATTTATGCAAGTCAATCGTAGCCGCAAACCACTTAGGCGGAATAATTGACAGGTCAGAGTTTGCCACAGGTTCGCCAAGGTAGACGTGAGCATATAAGTCTGGGTCGTTTTCTTCCATCAATTCCATATCGAGTTTTAGTTCTTCTGGGAATCTAGGGTTTTCGGTGTAGTTTACTTTTTTACTTATGCAGTATCGTTTGCCGTCAATGTAGTCGGGGTAGGTGCGCTCGGTCACAAATCGCTTGTATGTGTTATCAAGTGGTGACTCAGGGTTAAACGCAACCCATATTTCAGAGCCAGATTTACGCAAGGTTGGTATTAACATTTTCCAGCTGGTCTCGGTTACGTTTGCAGCTTCCTCTACAAATGCGCAATCAAAGCCAGCGTATCCTTTTACGCGCTGCGCGTTTCTGTATAAACCATCAAACTTAAAAACACCGCCAGACGTTGGGCATTGAATTTCTGTTTTAAGTATATTGAAGTGCTCGCTTAAATCCCTGCGTTCAATCTCTTCAACAATCTCTTGCATAACAGAGTCATTGATAGATTTCATTATCTCCCTGAACGCAACAACGCGCCAACCGAAGTAAAGCACGTTATCAACAAGAAGAGTTATAAACGTTCTGGTTTTAGCTGAACCCCTGCCACCGTAAGCCACTTTGAATCTCGCAGGCTGTAGGTATTCTCGGTACGCAGGGAATATCTCAACAGGTTTACTCATCTACAATCTTGTAACCTGGGTGTGATAGTTTTTCACCACCGCTTGTAATGTCGGTTTCTGTTTTGTCTTTCCAGCCGAAGTTTTTAAGTGCGAATATAGCACCAGTAGGAGTGCCATCACCAGACGCTAGTCTTTTTTCGTAATTCCACTCAACAAAAGTCTTAGCTCTTTTTACAGAGTCAGAAAACCCTTCATAGTTAAGGTACTCATCAATAGACTGTCTCGAGCTAAACCCAAGAAATAAAGCTAAGCCCGTCCAAGTTACAGGCTCTTTATTTTCTTTACAATGGTCTTGGTACTCATAAACTTTTGCGTCAAACTGCTCTGGTGTATCGTATAGCCTAGGCCGTCCACCCTTGTTGATTTCTGTGCTTACTTCCCCGATCACTCTCCACCTCAAATATAAAATAAAACTAGCTTGATTCTATCACATCCAAGCGATTGCGCAATTTAGAGCAAAGAGACTGTAATTACACCAACCAAGACAATGCACCCAATCATACCCGCAAGAAATAAACACTCTTTAGCTATTTTTGCTTTGTACTCAATGTAAGTTTTCATAGCTACACCTCACTAAGTACACGAAAGAAAAAATATGCAGTTGCAAACATAGCTAAGAAAAACGCCACACCTGCAACCCAACAGTTTTTAACCTCAGTGATTTGCAGCGGCATCATTCCAGTTTGTTTACGTGCAATGCCAAAAGCCATGTTTTCATTTTGCGCCTTAACTTTTAGCGTGAATGTTTTTAGTTTTACGTTGTAGGTTTTCATGACTCACTCTCCTTCATCGTCAAATTGCTCATTGTAATTATTTACAAAGCTTTCAGCCTCAGATTCATGACTGAAAGTAGCGACAACCCTATCTGTATACATACCGCAAACCAAACCCCCCCGATCGTGACTGGGAAAC